CAACATTAGTAAAAAGAAAGAATACAAGAGTTTATAATGTAGTATTAGAAAGTGGCCATAAAATGATAGTAAACAATATATTGGTAGAAACATTACAACCAACAAATAAACTTTATAAACAAAAACTATTAAAGTAATTAATAATATTTTAAAGTTGTGTTTTAAAATATTATTATTTAAGGTAATTTAAAAACTTTTGTATAGTAAGCCCAGAAGAAAATACCTACAAAGCATTTAGATAATAAATCAAGTACATTATAACCTACATTTCTAGTTATTTCATTATATTCATATAGTACTCCGTATCCAGCCCATAAAATAACAAATGCCCAAAATAACATTTGATTATCAAAATTATATTTTTTATAAAGTAATTTCTGATAAATATATCCATATAAAAGAGCAAAAAAGATGAATCCTACAATATTTGCACTTTGTTTTTCCATACGTCCAGTTTCACCAGCATATCCAGATAACAACATTAAATAATTTAAAACAAGTATAAGTAAAAAAGAAGAAAATGACAAAGCTCCGCCTTTGGTATTATATAAAAATGCTAAACAAAGTACTAAAAGCATAATAGGTGTTGTAATTGCCCAATCAGTATATCGAACAACATTGATTTTTTTGAATTCAATATCTTTATTTTTGATATCTGATACAAATCGTCCATAAAAGAAAGCAGCTACAACAGAAATACATGTTTCTAAATTCAAAATATTTCGGATTTTTTTATCTGATGTTCTTATTGCTTCGATGAAAGTAATTGTAGCAGTGGTCATTAAAAATGCATAAGTAATATAAAATGAACTTCGAATCATTTTTTCATCATTCTTAGATAAAGTATTTTTTGTTGCTTTTAATTGTTCATTCAATAATTCCATATATAATATTTAATAATATTAAAAATTATATAAATTTATTTTTTATCAATATATTTATGGATTATATACAATAGTAATGCTCCAACTGAAGCAAAATATAAATGTATAATAGGGTCATTTGGTAATTTATATCTATTATCTTGTATTTTATCATTATAACTAGTAAAAAATTCTGTACAGTTTTCATTTGATACAGGATTGCGTTTGTTTCCAAAAATACATGGGTCTAAATCTTTTATATCAGCAGTTGCTACATATTTTGATTCACTACTTTTATTATTGCTATTGTCAACAACTTCCATGGTTATTTCTTGACATTCTGGGTTTGTTCCTGTAAAAAAAGAACCCATAATTTTAAAAGGATTTAATGAATTTAAATTTGTCATAGCACCTGGAATAAGACCTTTCATACTTGAAAAATTACCTATACCTAAATCAGATACAAATGGAATATTTCCAGTGGGTTGATTGTTTATGTAAATATATCTATCTACGCTATTTCCAGAAGCTTTATCTTTACATTTTCCACCAGTATTTAAAAAAAACTTATTTCCTAAAGGACCACTTCCTTTTTGAGCTTTAGAATTACCTGTTACTAAAACTTCGGTATAACTAATTAATCCTGCTACATTTTTGGCTGCTTGCGATAATGTTCCACGAGTCGATAATCCCATTTGACTAGGATTTTTAATGTTTGAATAATATGGATATGTAGGACCCAATAATTTTTCTTCTACTTCTTTTGCATCATTTTTAATATCTTCAAAAAAACTACTCATAATATATATTAATTATATTATTTATTTATCAATACTATTTATAATATTTTCTATTATTTCATGAATATCATCATTGTGATGTGTTTCAAAACATTCATTACATATAAATTTAGTTTCATTGATATTATTAGATTCTATCCATTGTTGACATTTATAATTAAGTTTCTTATAAAAATTTTCTAATTTTTCTGTTTTTTCTTTTAAAAAATTACATTGATACATAAATAAAATACAATCTATTTGTTGTTGTCCCATAATAGTGTTACATTCATCTAATTTATTTAAAAAAAATAATGGAATATTTTCTATAGAAAAATTTTCAGAATTAATATTATAAAGTGAACTATATATTTTATCTAATATATTAATAACATTTTTATTAAAATTTTTACAAACTATATATCTTTCAAATAAAAATGTATTACCTGAATTAGGTTTTATAACAACAATTTTTTTATATAAAAGTGATAAAATGTAAATAACATTAATAGAGTAATTTGAATAAGTATCTTCTAATTTTATTACCATATTTCCCTTTATTTTTTGATTAATTTTAATATATTTTAAATTATCTAAAAAATCTTTTTTATTCTTCATCATAATATTTGAGAATATACAATTGTATTTTTCATAATTATTAATATTATAAAAATCTGTATTAGTAATATCAAATATTGTGGTATATTTAATTAAATCATCTATAATTTTTTTATTTTTATCAATAATTAAAACATTTGATTTATTATTTATTAAATTAGTTATTGTATTTATTTCAATCATATTAAAAAAATTAATATCAAGATCTTTATCTACTTTATATTTTAATAATGTAAGCATGTGTGTATATTTCTTTCCAAATTCAAAATAGTCGTTTTTAATTAAATCATTAAAACATTGATTTACATAATAAACAAGTGTTTGTGATACAGAAGTAGTTGTTGAATTTTTAAATATAATATTATTACAATTAAATGACGGTAATGTATAATAACTCATATATTGTTATAATATATTATATTTAATTTGTTTACATATATTATGTCTTTAAAGTGACCTTTCTTTTTGTTTTCTTTACTTTCATACTTTTTTTATTATTTTCATCATCGTCGCTATCATAAAATGTTTTAACTTCAACATTATTTTCTAAGTCATCAAATTCGCCATAAAGTTTAACAGGAACAGTATCATGGCGCACTTTCTTGAAAACAAAGTAATTATTTAAAAATGATATTTTTTTCTCAAATATATTCATTTTTAAAGAATGTCCGATTTCTGATTTTTTTCTTATACCTATTTTAACTTCATGTTCTAATTTATTATATAATGATTCAAAGCTATCTAAGCTCGAAGGCAAATTTAAATCTTTTAACTCATTTGATGTTAATAATTTAAAACCGTGTTTTTCCATTATTTGAACCAAATAATCAAAATTTACCAGATATTCTGGAAAAGATTTATTAATGGATTCTTGATAAACATCTATTGTATACCCTATTGAACTAGCATCATCTTTAAAATCAATATTATCATATAACTTTGTAATTTCCCATATTTTTTTACCATTACTTTCGTTAGTAAATGTAACACTTTCATATTTTTTTTTATCTTTTAAATAATTAAAAATTTTTTTTCCATCATATGATGTTCCAATAAAATAACCATTAACTTTTGTACAATCAATTATATTTTGAAGAAAATTTTCTAATATTTCTTTCTTTTCGAAGAAATAGTGTAACGCAAATTGACAAGAACTTACATCAAATCCTTCACTTCCTATTCCATAATGATTTACTACTTCCTTACCTAATACTGTAGCATCTTTGGCTCCTTGTCCAAAAATTGCTTGTGTGATTTTTTTGTATTGTTCATCATATATTGCTGCCCCACTGCGAATAATTTTACCAGAATTACCTGGAACAAATATAGCGCTGGGTAGATTTTTATGTGTTCTTTTCAATCCTAGATATCTTGCACATGCTCCATCAATCCAATTTTCTATGTTATCTTTTGATTTATCAACACCAAATACAAATTGAATATTTGCTTCATTCCATTTTTGTAAATCGCCTCCTTTTCCAACTGCATAATCAATTAAATTATCACCGGGTTGTGTAATGCCTTTTATCAACATTCTTTTAACAATTAAATTATGGAAATCACGTAATCTTTTTGTATCATCCGTCTTACTGGTTCTATTATAATATACATCGTCATCATTTAAAATAATATCTGGAATTTCTTTACCACTACTTAACATATCACTTGTAATTGGATTATGTATAGTTTTCCAATTATTATTAGCAACATGATAAGCATTTCCATAATTGGGAAGACCTGCACGTAATTCACGAGTTTTATCATATCTAACTCTAAGAGGTATCCAATTTTGCAAAGTTGGTTTTAATAAATCATATCTAAATTCTACTATTGTATTATTCTCAATTAATTCTCCTTCTTCAGTATATAGATTTTGATTATTGTTTAAATTCGTAATTTCTAAATTACACTTATGTGCGTTCTCATCATATGGTTCACTAGGATAAAATGGAAATGGTTTATATCCGTATTCACTATTTTTCAATTCATCAAATTTACCTTCAAGAAGTTGTGCACAAGGATTTATATAACCATGTTTTTTAGGGTCAAAGCCACATCTTAATGTTAACTGTTTAAAACGTTTGATACTATCACCCTGATATACTATTTCTTCACCTTCATTTATGTTTACCATAAAATCAATGGTATTAAACTCAGGAGGTTTCCACTTAAATGAATATTCCCATACTGCTTTATTAGTTGTTTGAGGAACTCCATTTTCTACTGGAGTAAATATTAATCCGTCAATATTGTATTCAAATAATTCATTTTTTGTTTTATCCAATACAATTTTACAATCTGAAAATATATTATCATAGTAAAATGTTTTTCTATTTATTTTAATGGTTGTCAATAATGATGATTTTTCATGTTCAAGTTCCAATTTATTGATTACTTTATCCAATAAGTGAAGCCTTCCTTCTTTTGCTTTTTGCTTATCTACAAATTTATATTTTCTTTTATCAACATTTCCAATATAATAAATATCAAAGCATGCGTACAACAATAATAATTCTCTATGTTTATTATATTTTATAAATTCACCATCTATAATTGTTTTAAAAAGTGCATCTTTCTTTGTTTTTACACCAATATATTGAACATTCATATTTGTATCTATAAAATAGCATTTTCCTTTTGAAGATATAAACATTAATCTTCTTTCTCCATCCGCTTTTTCAGTAACTGTATAATTATTTCTTATATTTGGAATATTTATTTCAGAATCAACGGGTATTATATTTTTCATTTGTAATGTAAATGATGAATAGCCAATAAAATCACTTGGATAAATATTTAATTTTTTATCTTTAAAATGCTTTTCGGGTATATTATCATTATGAATTACATTCATATATTCTAACAACACACTATCAATTTCTTTATAAGAAATAGGAAAATTACTATCTTGTATTCCAGAATAGAAATATTTTATTCCTTTTTTTACGATTTGTTCAATATCATTTACTGATTCAGACTTTAATTTTTTATAATCCAATTCCATTTCAAATTCATAATGTTCAAAATTTTCAAATACACCAGATTTTTGTACTGTATATTCATATAAATATTGTTCACTGTTTCTCCTTTTTTTAGATGTTTTAACAATACTTAAATGAAATATTAATGGTAAAGTATCGTGTACTAATTCAATACGATTTATATATCGAAATGTTTTTTTAATTCCGTTCCATTGACTTATTAATGTTTCGACAAATTTTTCATTGTTTATTTCTTGTTCTAATTGAAAAGACGCACGAAAATTAAAATCAATATTGTCATATGGTTTTATTTCATCGTTATTTTCGTCACTTGGTACAGACTTACTAATATGTTTAACATTTTCAATATTTAATAATTGATTTGTTTTACAATATTTTTGTATATCAATTATTCCAGATAGTTCTGTTCTAATTTTACTAGTGTCTACCATATTTTTCAACTCTTGGTTCTCTATTTTACTTTGAATTCGAAGTAAATGTTCACCATCACTATTTGATAGATTAAAACCAACAGATTTCAATACGGAATATAAACTATCGTAATCATTTTTGGTAAAAGATTTATTTTCTTTAGGCTTGAAACGTATTTCAAATTCTTTTTCTATTTTTGAACCATCATAAAGGAGAAATGAATCTATCAATGATTTTAAATTATTTTTACTCATATATTATTATAGTAATTTTATTTTATATGTTTAATCAATTTTATATTTTATTATAAAGTATCATTTATAATAAAATCCTAAATTATTATTCTATATTTAAATTCATGACATTTTTAATATCGTCATACAACATAATTTTAGTCTTATTTTTTTGATTATCATCGAATAAGGAAATATGTAATGCTTCCGCTATATTTTTAATTTCATCTATTTTATAATTTGAAATAGTTTTAATTGGTTTATTAATATTTGAAATATAATATCTATTTGTTTTTATACCTTCAAACAATGTTTCATTATATGGTTCATACCCAAATAAATTATTAACTTTATGAATTATAAAACTAGGTTTATCACAATCAGGTAGCAATAAATACATATTTCTGTATACTACACATGGATATATATTTTTTATTTGACACAATATTAAAAAGGTGGACATTGATATTTTTTTATTATTCATTAAGTCATTTTCACAATCTATTATTTTACTTTTCATTTCTTTTATTATTGATTTGTTTTCTTTCAGTTTTTCAATACATTTTATTTTTTCTTCTTTTTCGGTTTTATATGTATGTTCACCTAACATTTTATAATTTTCTATTCCGTTTAACATAATATAATAAATCCAAAATAGATTATCTTCTTGAAATGGAAAAAATAATGTTTGAATATTTCCACTTGGTTTAAATTTTATTTTTTTTAATGATGGTTTTTTTGATTCATTTTTCAAACATTTGTCTAAATAAATCATTAAATTTTTATTAGTAAGCATATAATTGTTCATATTTTCAATCATATGTTTATTTTTTTCTATTCTTGAATTATATTGATTGCTCTGCTGCATTATTATTAACAGATGAATTATCTTTAATAGTTTTCGAAAAATATATTGTTTTATACTTTTCTTTCTTAGTTTCAATGTTTTTAAGATTATTTTCTTGGGTTTTCCAATATGAAATATATTCTTGTATTTTTTCTAATAATTCATCTGATAAATCAGATAAATTCACAAAAACACCATAATTATTTTCATTTAAAGTTACTTCTTCATCTGAATTATTTAAAATTTTTAATATCTCTAATTGGTTATGTTTTGACATTAATTCAACTTGCTTTCGAATGTATTCAAGAATTTGAATCTTATCCATTTTATTATAACATAAAAATAACTTTATTTCATTTTTATACTTAAATATTATGCTGAACACATTTCACATATTTCATCTTCTTGTTGTGAATCTACAGTTTTCTCTGGATTTATAGTAAATTGTTGTGCTTGATGTTTACCTCTTCTTCTCAAATAATAAATTCCTGTTTTTAATCCTTGTTTCCACGAATAAAAATGCATAGATGTTAAATTATTATAATTTGGTTCTTCAAGCCATAAATTTAAACTTTGACTTTGACAAATATATTTTCCTCTATCCGCTGCCATATTAATAATATGTTTCATCGGTATTTCCCATACTGTTTTATATTTGTCTTTTATTTTTTGAGGAATTATTTCAATTTGTTGAATACTTCCCTTATTCAAAATAATATTATTTTTAATATTTTCATCCCATAATCCTAAATCCAATAAATCCTTCATCATATGTTTATTAACTAACATAAATTCACCAGCTAAGGTACTTCTACTATAAATATTACTTGTAAATGGTTCAAAGCATTCATTATTTCCTAATATTTGTGATGTAGATGCAGTTGGCATTGGTGCCATAAGTAATGAATTTCGAATACCATGATACATTATATTTTCTTTTAATTTATTCCAATCATATCTATTTGTTGCTGGTTTTTTATTCCACATATCAAATTGAAATATACCCTTACTTATTGGTGAACCTTCAAATGAACTATATGCTCCTTTGTAAGACTTATTTAATAAATGTTTTTCCCATATGTTTACATCACATAATATTCCATCTTCTCCGTACCTATGTCTTGGAATCTCTTCATCTAATTTAAATGCTATATCTCTAGAAATAATATTTGACATTTCCAAAGAGGCATAGTACATAGTTTCAAATATCTCTTCATTCAATTTTCTCGCTTCATCACTATGAAAAGGTATGTCAAGCATTGCAAAAGTATCTGCCAATCCCTGGACACCAATACCAATTGGTCTATGTCTTAGATTACTTTTTTTTGTTTTTTCAGTAGGATAAAAATTAATATCAATTATTTTATTTAAATTAAAAGTTACTAATTGAGTAACTTTATATAATTCATCAAAATCAAATTCTTTATTTTTCACAAACGCAGACAATGCAATACTTGCCAAATTACAAACAGCAGTTTCTGTGTCATCTGAATATTCTATAATTTCGGTGCATAAATTACTTGATTTTATAGTTCCCAAATTTTGTTGGTTTGATTTTTGATTACAAGAATCCTTATATAATAAATAAGGTGTTCCTGTTTCCATTTGACTATCTAATATTTTAAACCATAATTCACGTGCATTAACAGTTTTACGACCCTTATTATTTTGTTCATAAGAAGTATATAATTCATTAAATTTTTCTCCGTAACAATCAGATAATCCTGGACATTCGTCTGGACACATTAATGTCCAATTATCATTTTTCTCAACTCTTTCCATAAATAAATCGGGAATCCATAATGCATAAAATAAATCTCGTGCTCTTGCTTCTTCATCACCATGATTTTTTCTCATTTCTAGAAAAACTTCAATATCTCCATGCCATGGTTCTAAATAAATAGCAAAGCTACCATTTCTTTTACCGCCTCCTTGGTCTACGTATCGTGCTGTATTATTAAAAACACGTAACATAGGAACAATTCCATTAGAAGTTCCATTGGTTCCACGAATATGACTACCAGTTGAACGTACATTATGTATGTGTAACCCGATACCACCTGCATATTTTGAAATATTAGCACAATCTTTTAATGTATCATATATTCCTGTTATACTATCATCTTCCATAGCAAGTAAATAACAAGAACTCATTTGAGGACGTGATGTACCAGCATTGAATAATGTCGGCGTCGCATGAGTAAAATATTTATTACTCATGTAATAATAAGTTGATTTTATCTTTTCTATATCTGTTCCATGTATACATATTGCGACGCGCATCCACATATGCTGAGGTCTTTCAACAACTTTTTTATCTATTTTAAATAAATATGCTCTTTCCAATGTTTTAAAACCAAAATAATCAATTAAAAAATCCAATTTATAATCAATTATTTCTTCTATTTGTTCTTTAATCATATTAACATTGTTCATAAATGTATCACTAATTAAAGAACTTTGTTTATTATTTATATCTTTAAATTCATGTAATTCTTTCATGACTTCATAAAAAGAAGATTTAGTATTTTTATGGTGATTGGAAATAATTAAATATGAAGCTAATTTACCAAAATCTGTATGCGTTGTAGTTTGAGATGCACATTGTTCTGCTGTTAATTCATCTATTTTGGATGTATGAATTCCATCATATAATTGGTCAATAATTTTCATAACCAGCGGTGTATAATTAATCTGTACTTTTGCTTCATTTCCAATATTTCTTACTCTATGTAAAATTTTATCAAATGATATTGTTTCATAATTACCATTTCTTTTTATTACTCTCATTTCATCTTCAAATTCTGACATTATTATGTTATATATTCCAAGAAATTTTTAAATACGTATATTATAATATTTATTAAAGAATAATAATTCTTATAATAAGTTCATTAAAAAATATTAATTATTTTATATAAAATACTTATTATTATTAATATCATATGACATCTGCATGTGTTTCATCAAATGATTCAGTATGAATTTTTAATGAGTTTTGTTTTAATTTATCATTAATATTTTCTTGAACATAATTGTCTAATGTATCAATATTTTCCAAAGCATTATTAATACTTCCATCAATATTAATTAAACATCCTTGAATAATATTTTGTTCTTTTTTTACTCTTTTTTGTGGAGCTCTATGTTCATAGCCTTCAATACGTTCTTTTTTAATTGTATTCCATGTATCATGTATTGCATAAATTGTATCAATAAACCATTTCTTATTTCGTAATACTAATTTACAACTAAATTCATCTAAATACCAATATATAACTGATACATACATGTCGTTTTCGTGTTTTTCCATTGTTTCTTTTTCCCATTTATTATAATTTCTTTCACTAATATTTAACGGTGCATATTCGTAAATAGGATTATTATCTTTTATAAATAGAATCATAATTCCTTTTTGCATATTTTGTTCAGTATGTGTAAATGAACCATCATTTTTAAATTCTTCATATGATTCATATTCTTTAAATCTGGTTTCCAAAAAATCACACTCATTTAAATTACATACTTCCATTTGCAATTGCATTTGAATCCAGTATTCTTTTTTGGGTTCATCAATAATATCTCTATTTACAATATTTTTTATTTCTAACATTCTTCCATATCTATTATTATTTTTATCGACATTAATACCATCAGGTGATGCTGCAAGAAAATCGTATTGCTGATGCGGTATACATCCAAAATCCTCGATTATTGTATTAAATTTACTTTCGTAAATCATTACAGAAAGTGGTTCATATTTTTGTCCCCAATGGAATGCAGTATTTAAATTTGTAACTGATGTACTTTCTAATTTTTCAACAAAAGGCTTACATTTTTCATAAATAATACTATTTCGAGAAGCATCATTTTCAAAGCATTTATATGCGTTACTTGCTGTTATCATATTATATCTAAATTTATACCATTCATCTGTTCTTTGTTCAGGTTGTGGTATATTTCGTAAAATTTTAATTTTTTCTTCTATTTTAGCTTTATTAGGAGTATTTCTAATAAAAGTATCTTTATATGAACGTCTAGGAATTACATTTTTATAAAATATTTTACATACAATTGTCCATTGTTTATCGAAAAATAACTCATAATCAATATCATCATATTCAAATATAAATTTGAAATACGATTCTATAAATATTTTCGTCATTTCAAATATATTTTCATAAAATATATTTTCAAAATTTATAAAAGAAATATCATATGGATAATCATCAATGAATGTAATCATATTTTCGTACATATAAGCATTAATAAGTTCTATATCTTCTTCTTGTAGTTGATTTAAATTTACATTATCATTCATTAATTATAAATTTAATTTAGATTTAAACAATTTAATCAAATATATAATTATCAATTTTTGATTAAATTAAAATTAATATGGATTGTGATAAAGACACATATTACCTATATTTGTTAATACATGTAAACCAATATGAAAAAATGTATATGTCCAATAATATTTTCTGCGGAAAAAATAATGTGAAATACAATAACATGAACCTCCAATAAATGAAAATAAATTATAATAAACGAAATTAGAAGAATAAAATGATAAATATAATTGAACAACGCCTGTAGATTGCACTAAATAAACATCCAAATTTCTTCTCCATCCATATACTGGATACTTCCAATAAATTAATGATGTTGCAAATATACTAAATGGTAGTATGGAGTAATTATCATTTTTTTTTAATAATGCATATGACCCTGAAACTAATGTTAACCAAGACGTACTATATAATAAATTATATTGTGCAGGTTTTAAACATGGAACATCATACATAAATATTATATAGATTAATATTTATACATAATTTCCTATTAAAGTATTTTTATAAAATAGGCTCATTATTTTTCTTTGTTATATTATTTTTTTTTTTTTCATTATCTTTTTTTTTACGAGAGTAACTCATTTTTGGAAGATTTTTGTGAGTTGATGCTTTATTAACTTGCTTTATTTGAAATTTTTTTAATTCATTGTTATATGTTAAACCATCTATATTATCAATCATTTCTTCTTTTTTGTTATAATTAATTTCTTTTTTGGTTCTTTTTTTAAAAGTTTCTTGTAAGAATTTATTTAATTCTTCTTCTTTATCAATATTATTTATTTTACAATATTTTTTTGAAAATTCATTTAATTTCATTATTTTATCAGATAATCGTAATCTTGACCATGGTTCATTTTTTATAGAATCTTTTTCTTTTAACAAAAAATTTTCAATATCATCACTAGAAGAATATTTCTTATTTATTGGTGCAGCAGTATTTTTTGTATATATTGAAGGTCCTTTATATTCAATATTTTTATTTTTAATATTAGTTTTATTAGATTCTTCTAATTCCATTTATACTATATATTATATTGATATATTTAATATATTTTATTGTTCGTTTTAATTTATTATAAATTATTGTTATAAAATATAATAATGGATTTAGAAACAATCGTTGAAGACGAAATATTTGAAGATAATAGTAGTGAAGAAAATGAAATATTGGATTTTTTAAAAGAAGAGCTTAAAGAAAATCATAAAGTATCTAATATATCAAATATAGATTTAGATAAATTAGACATATTAAAGGACAAATTTAAAAATGAACCTCGGATAATAATGTATTCCAATATAAATAAAAAAAATAAAGATTACTATTATCAGATTTATAAGACAAAAAAAGCAATTGATTTTTTTTGTAATATAGATAATAATAAATTAGTAACTCATAATTCAAAGCTTGCAGTAAAGAATTTCTTATTAAAAAATAGAAAATTAAAATCTGAGGATGCAACAGATAAGTCAAATATAAATGAATTAAATTTAGACTATTATGATGATATGATAAAAACAGCCAAAATAAAAAATAGAAAGTATTCTATAGAATTAATTGAAAATCCTGTTGATTTAACGAAGGAAATTTCAGATGAATATATTGAAAAATGTAAGAATTCTTTTGTTAAAAAACGCAAGTTTGAAAAAAAAATACCAGCAATATTATCTAATCCTCAATTACAGATAGATACGAAACCGGAAGAAGCAAAAGAATCTGATTTTGACTTTATCATAATATTTAAATCAACACATTTATTCTTAAAAAAAGATACAAGTAAAGAAGATTTATTAAAAGTAATAAAAGATAAAATTGAAGAAATAAAAGACAAAATATGGAAATAAAAGCGCATATGGAAAATATTGAGTATTGTTTACCAATTAGTAGTAGTGATGAAAAATTTGCTTCATTTGCATCAAATGAGGCAATTAAATCAGAATTACTAAGTAGACATGGATGTATTGCTGTATCTAGTGGAAAAATAATTGCACGAGGATGCAACAGTTATAGAACATATTCATATGATGGATTTATTAAAGATTCATGTTCATGTCATGCAGAAATTGATGTATTAAGACAGTGTTATAGAAAAAATATAATGAAAAAAATAAATTTATATGTAGTTAGAATAGCATCAGATGGTAGTTATGCTAATTCAGCACCATGTGATGAATGTATAAGAATGATAAGGATATTACCGTTTATAAAATATTTTATTTATACAGATTCAGATGGAAATTTGATTAAATTAAAACCGAAAGATTATAATATTGAGCATCAGTCAAATGGAAAAAATGCTATTCGTGAAAAAAGGATAAAATTTAATGTAATTCATAAAAGACAGAAATCAATACACGTCCATTCGTGACACATAATTATCTCACACTTATTTATGTCTAAAAATATTGAAATAAGTGGAATAAATAATAAATATTTAATGAAGAAATTCGTTTTAAAAAAACAAGATGAAACTAAGGTGAATACCAAAATTTTTTTTGATAATTGTTATGATTATAATAAGCAAAAAACAGTACTTTTTCAAGCATATTTAAATGAAGAAAATAATGAAACTACTGTTTTACTAAAAGAAATACAAAAGAAAATAAATAGTTATGAATTACAAGATAAAAAAAAGAATCGATTAAATAAAGAATCATTCATTTCTCTCCAAGAAGTGTTAGAGAAACTAGTTGAATCCCAAATGAATTGTTTTTACTGTAAATGTGAAGTTTTAATTCTTTATCAAAATTCTAGAGAACCTTGTCAATGGACTTTAGAGAGAATAAATAATAATATACAGCATCAATTAAATAATATCGAAATTAGTTGTTTAAAATGTAATTTGCAAAGACGTAATCAAAATTCAGATGCATTTCAACTATCAAAGCAAATGAAAATCATTAAAAAAATTTAATTTTTTTTATTATTATATATTATAAATGCCTGTTAGAACAAGAAGAATGAGAAAAGTAAGTGCATCTAAAAAGAGAACTTATAGAAAAAGAGTTAAACATTCTACGTGTCGTAGAGCTGGTGTAAAACATTGTACAAGAACCAGATCATTATCAAAACGTTGTAGAGTAGCTAAAGGGAAAAAACGTACTTTTTGCAGAAAAAGAAGAAATACACGCGTTAAACATTAAATAATTCGTTTTATTTTATAAATGATTTTATAAAATAAAAGATTTAAAAGTTGTTAATAAAATAGTCCAATGGCTAATAATAAATATTCAAGTCAAAATGATTTACTGTTACAAAAATGCTTAGATTTCTATAAAAAAAATAATAATTTAGAAACTATGCTTAAAATTATAAATGGAGAATCTAAAATATCATTACGTATTGTAGACTGGTTTGCAACTAATTATGCAAAAAAGAATTATACTTTATATGATTTAGAAGGTTCAAATGGAGAAAGTAAAAGATTCAAGGTATATTTAGATTATAAACTTAAATTAAAAGCGTATTCTAAAAGAAGGTTTGACCCGTTCTGTCGGTGGGAGAGAATTAATATACCATATAATGAAACATCACATATTCAAACAACTATTGGACAATTAAATTTTTTTAAGTGGGCATTAGAAAATAGAGTTATTGAATATATAGAACAAAATTATGATGAAATAGAAAATGATATGAATTCTAGAAATAGTAATTCAAAAAAAAGAGAAACAACACCAACAACACAAGTAGTTGAAAAAGTTATTGATAAAAAGACTAGAAAACGTCGTGAGGAACTTTCTATATTGGCATCAAAAAGTATAAAAAAAGAAAATATAGAGATTACTGTAAAATTTAATTAACCACCAAGTATTTCTTCTATGAGAGTAAACTGCCAACAGTGACATTGAGCATTTCCGTCCCATATATTACCACAATTATCACATTGCACAAGACCATGATAATCTAATACATCATTGAAATCATATGTATATTGTTGAATAATATTAACTATTTCATATGGTAAAGCTTCGGGTAATATTGTATTAAATATTTCTTCGTATTCAGGAATATTCATTTTATATTAATAATTATATAATTTTAATATAAAATCAATTTTATAGTTTATATTTTTTATAATGATTCACATATTTATTATTATCATTATCATATATTGTGTAGCTTAATGCTTCCCACATTTCATAACTATCAATCTCTCTATTCTTTAATAAGCCTTTTTTACGTAATTCCTCATAACAATTTCTTATATTATATGATGGTACAGCAGGATTTACATGATGAACATTATGATATTCAATACCATTAGTAAATAATTTTAATATTTCAGGTATTTTTAATACACTGGAGCCATTTAACTCTGCATTCATTTTACTATTTTTATCATTTTTTAAATCAAACTCTTTCCAATATGGTTCATTAATACTGTGTTGCCAATGAAACAATATTAATCCTATTACTGATGACAAATATAATGATTTTAATAATAAAAAAAATGTATTACTACCTAATGTATTGTATATTAAATATAACATAAACCCAAGCTTTGTAAAATAAATATAATTTAAATCTATTATATGTTGTAATATAAAAATATATATTGGGGCTATTGTAAAAAATATGAATGGATGTCGAATTGTATCGTATAGTACTTTATATAATTGAGATGCATTATTATAATCATGAGTAGTCCAGGTTATTGTTCTACCTTGATCATACTCACTTATATTTCCATGTACTTTATGATGTTTTTTATGACCTAATCTCCAACTTTTACCTGGAAAAAAAAACATAAAATCCAATAACTCACATAAATATGTATTAATTCCCATTTTATCTGTTTTTCTTTCATCTGTTGGAAAATAATTACAATGTCCTAAATCATGAAAAATCATGAAATTTCTTACAACAATAAATGACATTAAAATAATTGATGTACATTTAAATGTTAGACTAGAAGAAAAACTACTTTTATAAAGTAAAAATAGCCCTCCAAAATACATTGAAATAGCCAAAGTAATATATGAAGTCGGTGTTATGTATTCTTTTGCTTCATATTTTTTTGTAATTGAAATAATATTATTTATTTCATGGTCGTTGTACTGATGCATAATATATATAATAAGTTTGATTTTATATATATTTAATTAATAAGTTATAATTTGAAAGTTACTCTCTTTGTTTTACGTCTTTTCATTGATTTTTTTGGTTTTTTTGTTTTACGTTTTTTAATAGTTTTTCTTTTTCTTTTATTAGTTTTTTTTCTCATAGTTTTTCTTTTCTTTTTACCACCTGAAGCTGCCGCATTGGTTATTTCGCAATTTATTTGTTTATTAGTTGATGTACTTGCAGATGTACTAGTTGGAGAACCATTTGGAGAACCAGTTGGAGAATCATCTGAAGAACCAGTTGAAGAATTATTTGTATCTGTATCGGCACTTTTATTTAATTTTAGTAATTCTCGAAATTTATTAGTTTGATACTCAGATGGAATATCTTCATTACCTACAGTTTTATTTTTAAAACTTGTATTTTGTACAAAGTCAATATATTTCATTTTATTATCTTTTAACTTAATACTACTTACTAGATCATTTAAAAGAACCAATATTTTTTTTCCATTATATTTAATATAATTTTTATATACATCTTCATCTAAAAATTTATTTTTTGTTCCATTTGTTCTTTCAAGAAAAAATAATTGATTATCTTTAACTTTATTTATAGCAGAATCATCAATCAAAATTTGAATATTATCTTTATTGTAATTTTTTATAGTTGCAAGTTTTCCTTTAGCATCATTGTTAGCAAAATATATTACTTTACTATTAGTATCTGTTTTTTTTGGAAATGATTTAATTGTTTCAGATAAACTTGCACCTGGTAGAGATGGTTCTATTTTAGAATTTGAAAAAGGAAATGAATAAAATATAGATATGAAATCATCTAATTCACTACCTTTCATTTCACCTAATTTATTTGTTTTTGAAATTCCAGAAGGAGCTTTTTCCAACTTAATATTACTAGTATCACTTCCAACAAATAAATCCATTATTTTCTTATTAATCATTTCTTTCTTATCTTCAGGTATTTGTGTAGCTTCATTCTTAGTTGGATCATACATTGTAGGGTCTTCACTTGTGTTATCCTCTTTTACATATATACTTTTTCTTACATCATTATTATCAAAAATTTTATCAAATGTAATTAATTCACTCATAATATATTAATAGGATATAATATATTATCATAATAGTTATTATTTAAAAATATTTTTACAAAATTATTCTATGGGAGCATCAATTTCTATACCTAAAGTTAATTATGAAGATATTCAATATGGGATAGAAAATAATTCAATATATTTAATACATACTTTTCAAATAAATAGTGAAAGCTGCTTAATTTCAAAGTCATTAAGTGCTATAGAAGAAGAACAAATTATAAATAATTTATTATTAAATACTGATAAATCGGCTAATATTGTTATTTATGGAAAAAATACAAATGATGATACAATCGTTACTAAATATAATCAATTAACACAAAAATTAGGATTCAAAAATGTTTTCATTTATCCGGGTGGCATATTTGAATGGTTGTTATTACAAGATGTATATGGCAGTGAATTATTTCCTACTAATACTGATGAAAAGGATATTCTAAAATATAAACCATTAAAGCGAATATTTAATAAGTATTTAAAATGAAGCTAAACTATTATCTTGAGCATTGTCATAAGATTCTATTTCTTGTATTGGATTATTAAGTCTTGTATCTTGAACAGAAATATCTTGTAAATTGATTGAACTATTTTGAAATGTTTCCATATTTAAAGAAGTATTATCTAGAAAAGAAGCATTATTATCAGAAAATGATACATTGTTATCAGTAAAAAGCACATTGTTATCAGTAAAAGGTACATTATTATTTAAAAATCCATCATTATTACTTTGCATATTTTCATCGTTATCATCATCATCATCGTCATCATTTTCTTGAACATGAATTTTAGGGATTTCATAATTTTTTTCAACCCGTGTTCCTAAAAATCTATGTCGGATATTTTGATTTTGTAATAAATACATAGTATATTTTGGAATAAGTGCCATATTATTCATGTAAGTAAAGTATTGAAATTTAGCAATTAAATCATCTTGAGTATTATATTGAATTGTATACCACCAATATGCAGGAATAAATATATATTCACTTTTAGACAGTTTAACTTCAAGCATTTTTATTTTATCAAAATCATTTTGATATTCCTTTTTAACATCCCATGGATTAATTTCAGAACGGAATTCAAATAATTCATAATCATTTACTTCATATAAATATTTATTATTTTTTGGTGGACAAAGTTTTATAGTAATATTTCCATTTAGTGCATAAAAAAAAGTGCGAAAGCTTAATTCATATCTAAATGGTGTATGACTATTTAGTGAACCTTTCATAATGTCATACTTACAATTACTTACCATATGGGGACGTAAGAAACTATCATTTCTTTGAAAATCTTTTAATAATTCTGTTTCTTCTAGAAACTCATAATTATTTTCGCAAATATATTTTTTTTCATTATCTTTTTTCAATAATTCAATTGCATCTCGCCATTTTAAAGGATAATATAAATCTTCAGTCTTACTATTATAATTAGTATTATTTCTTATTTTTACTTCAAATGCACTATAAATATTATCTAACTGTGATGTTGAACAAACATTAGATATTTCAACAATAGAATTTTTTCCTACAAACGGTTGTCGCAAATTACAAATATCCTCGAATCTATCTTTAGTACATTCGTCTATTTCATATACTTCTAAAGAGTTACTCACTTTTAAATGATAATAAACATGAATATAAATAAAACACACAATAAGGAAAATGAATAATTCAAATATATATAACATTATTGTGTGTAGATAATTTTTTAATAATTATTTAACGCTAATTTTTATTTTTTAAAGCATTTGTTTGTAAATCAGTAACACTACTTTGTATTTTTAAAAGCATATCTTTTAATTCATCATTTTTATTTTTTAATTTTTTCATTTCTTCTCTTAAATTGCTGATTTCTCTATTTTTTACTTCATTTAATTCATTAGTAAATTGTTCATATTTTTTCTGTAATTCTGACAATCTCATTTCAAGTGTACCATATTTTACATCAATATTGTTATCATTATTATCTATAGATGATAAGTTATTATTTTGAATATGTTGTGATAAATTATTAATTTTAGTATTTAGTAAAACAATAGCTTGTTTTACACTTATTGCTTGAACTGTTTTTTGGCTTGATAATGTTGAATCATCATTTTGATTCATTTCATTCGATGATTTATTATTATCAGATAAAGATGCTCCTCCTGCTCTTTTAGCTTTAGCTGATGCATTTGCTCTACTACTCATTTATTAATTAAAAATAAATTAATTTTAATATTTAACCTTATATTTTTAAAAAATGCTAAATAAAAATATATTTATATTTTATGAAATATATAATTGAAAATAAACCAATGAAAATTATAGTATTTTTATTTTTTACATTATTTTTCACTATTTTATATAGTTTATTTGATGACTATAATTTTACTGGACTAAATAAAGTATCTGAAGTTATTAAAGAAGAAATTATAAAAGAAGAAGTAAAAGAAGAAGTTCAAGAAGAAGTAGATGAAGATATAATTAAATCTAAAATAAAAACACCAAAAAATTATGAAGGTTATCAAGATTATATTAATAGCTATGAATTACAAAGAGAAATAGATAAAGATAGAGCAATAGATGATAAAGCAGAAGAAATAGATATTAATGTTGAAAAAGATGAATTAACAAAAGAAAAAATAAAACCTAGTAATTATAATAAAATATTTAATAGATTATATTTTTCCATTTCAACTGGTGGATTGTTAGGATACGGTGATGTGTATCCAAATTCAAACAGCGTGAAAATTATATCAATGATACAAGTAATTTCAACAATTTGTTTAATTGTATTTTAATTTTTAAAATATTTAAAGATATTATTCAATATTAATTATAATGTCAAGCGAAGTAGCTGAAACACAAGAACTTAATAAAACAAGTTTTTTAGGCAACTTAGGTGTTGTAAAATGGTTTAATAATAAATCAGGTTATGGATTTGTTACTATTATTTCCGATGGAGATATGAAGTCAAAAGATGTATTTGTTCATCATAGTTCAATTAATGTTGGAAATGAACAATATAAATATTTAGTACAAGGTGAATATGTATCATTAGATGTAGAAAAGAGTGAAAAAAGTGATTATACATTTCAAACTACAAAAGTAACAGGTGTCTTTGGTGGTCCATTAATGTGTGAAACACGTAATGATATTAGAATTCAAAGAACTGAAAGAGTAAAAGAAATGGGAGAATTTCAAGATACTTACAGAAGAAAAGGAAGAACTAACAGATTAGCACCAAGAGAAGATGAAGTTGTTGAAGAATAAATATCATAAATAAGTTAATTAATATTATATATGATATTTCTTTATTTTTTATTTTTGCGTGTTTTTTTATTACATTTCTTACCATGATTTTTATATGTTTTTGCTATATTTTTTAATAATGATTTATTTTTTTTTGTTTTTAATTCATTTATTACATTTGAGTATGTTAATGATGATGTATTGTTATTTAACTGATGCTTAGAAATACCATATAAATCTTTATAAATAGTATCAACACCTGAATATAATATATTTTTAGAAGATATGTTTAGTTTTTTAAGCATATAATGTAAATTTTTTTCATTTTTACATTCTATTTCCATGAATTCAGGAATACCAGGCCATGTATCAAATACAATTTCATTAACTTTAGGATGTTTCCATTTTTCACGTGTAGTTTCTATTTGTGATTTTTTAATTAGTCCACATTCTTTAATAAATTCAACGGACGTATCATAATCTTTGTTTACTCCTACTTCATGTTCTGTTGCATATTTACTTTTTCCAAATTGTTTACAAGTTAATTTAACATTTTTATTTGATTCTTCACGAACTCTAACGAATCCATTTTTTTTATCACCAGCTCGATAAAAAATAGAACGTCGCATACATATTTTTGGATGTACTAAAGATGCACCCAATTCTTTAATTTTTTTTTTTAATATATTCATATTTTCATTAATAATTTTTACTTCATATTCTTTTGCCATATATTGTATATAGAATAAAATTTATACAATAAATTTATTATACATTATCATTTAAATGTAATTCAGCAATGACAGATATATAATCATCATTTAATTCAAAGCGCTTTCCAATTATTTTAACATTAATATTATCATTTTCTTCAATATTAATAAAATTATCATTATTATTATGATGATCTCGTGCAACAAATATTACTAAAGGCGATGGTTCATCCTTTTCATTTATTTCTGCACGAATACCTGCTTTTGTAACATTTTTTACCTTACATTTAATAATTGTTCCTTCTACAGGATAACATACTTTATATTGTAATACAATAGTGAATTCAACATTTTTTCCACGCAAAGACCCACTTGAAAAGTTTATTATTCTTAAAGAATTATTTTTTACATAACCATTTATATTACATTTTTTTTCAAGCTTTGATTTTAATTTTTTTTCAATTGTATTTCTTACATTCTTATCAACCTCATTGAATTTTAATAATATTTTTTCAGTATCTAATACTTCTGAATATAAATCAATATTCTTCATTTTTTTTTGTTTTTTTTCTAAAGCGGTCTTTACTTTATTTACACTAGAATTATCTAATTCTAATTTTTCAATATTCTTTGTTTCATTATCTTTAATTGTATCAATAATTTCTTCTCCTATATTCAATGTTTTTAATTCTTCCAATTGATTATATGCTGAATTTTTATCATTTGAAGGATATTTACTATTTAGTTTTTTTACTACAGACTTTAAAACACTAACTTGTAAGTCTTCAGGTAAACCCGCTATTTTCTTTTTGTCTTCATCCTCTAATAATCTATAATAATATTGTATATTACCATGTTCGTCTTTATCATACCTTGGTCTAACTGTTATAACACCTGTTTCTTCATCTTTTTCTCTTACCATTGGGTCCCAGTCTTCAGATTTTAATTGAGGTGGGCTATCATCAGGTGTTTGTGGAACTTGTTCATTTTCTAATTGTTGTTTATATCTGTCTATTTGTA